CTAATTCTTTTAACATTCGGGATGCGTTATCAATTTTTTTTCCAAGCTCTTCAAAATTAACTTGTGATGCTTTTACAATCGCTGATATCACTTTAAATGCAACTATTGCTCCGGCAACTGCTACTCCCATAGGACCCAGACTTGCTGTGACCCTTGCTACAATACCGCCAAACATCTGAAATGCCTGTGTAGCACCAGGAATTTTCCCAACTATCTCATAAAGTTGTTCTGTTATAATTCTACCACCAGCGAATTCAATAGGACGCTTTAATTGCTGTGATAAATTTGTATGTTGATTTCTAAAATTTTGTGTGGCTTTTGCAAGATTTTCAAAAACAGGTGTTGCAGTATCTTTCGCAGAAATTATTATACTAACTTCTCGTTCATTTGGCATATCACTCTCTTATAAAATTACAAAATGTAAAGTGAATTTACAAATTATAAAACTTTTGAAAATTTATAGATTTCAGTTAAAATTTTTGAAATTATACCCGATGGCAAATTTGCTAAATCAGCTAAATCTTTTATATCTAATTTCGGTTTAACTATACATTTGTAAAGAATATAATTCTCAAACTTTTGTGTATCAAAATTGCCTTTCTCATCTACTGCAATTGCTGTTGCTTCCTGCCTGTCTTGTTCCGTCATTACCTTTATTTCAATATCTCCCAGCGCTTCAATTGTTATTTTTTTCGTCTGTTTTTCTTTATATTCTTTTGCTATTTTTAGCAAATCCTCACGTGTTAAAAAAGCCATAATATATTATCCTCCTTTCTTTGATAATTTTAATATCCTGTCTCTATATTTGTCAATTGGACTGAAATTGAATTTTGTTCTGTTATTCCTCTGTATCCCGAAAACGCAACCGCACTACCTAAAAGCCCATCCATATCTTGAAATGGAAATGCTGAATAATGGATTCTAGGTAAAACAAATTCTAATTGATAATGAATTCCTGTTTCTATTTCTTTACCAATCAAAATTATATTTATTCTTGCATATTCATTATTAAGAAATTTGGCTCGTTCTACTTCATTCTCAAAATACAATTCAAAAGTTCCATTCACAAGTAATTTATTTGTTGCAAGTATATCTGTTATATCTTGACTTTGATTAAAAGTTCTTATTCCATTCGCTTGATTATCAATATTTAAAGTCCAGTTTCTTACATTTGTTATTAAAGTATCATTAATTTTAATTTGAGTTTGATAAAACATAAATGGACTTATATCTGTCCATTGCGGATTAAAAGTTGCGTTTGTATTTTGTTCTTTTTGAAAAATGATATCAGCATCAAGTCTTGCTTTACCATCAACTGCTCCTGAAATTGCTACGGATTTTACTACACTAAGACTATATGCCTTATGCTTAATATTCGTTCCATCAGCTCGTCTAATAAAAAAAGTATAAGATGGCAAAAGAAAATTAGTTAAATCTCTTGTAAAAATATGTCTATACGCATTTGTTCCAATTAGTTGTGTATTTACACTTCCCAGAAGTGAATAAAAAATTTCACCACAATTCATAGCATCTAAATCAATCGTAAATTTACCTGTTCCCTCTTTTGTCCCTGCAATAGGTTCATATCGTTCATAAGTCCCTCGTAGCATCTCATCTTCTATTAGATTTAATTTGTATTCAAATTCCGAAGCTTTTTCAACTGCTAAATATTTCGCTATTGTTGTTTCTGCTACTCCTCGTGTTGCTTCTTTTTTTAATCCTATTGTTTTAATCTCCGTAGGATAAAACATAGCTTTTTACCTCCTTTTTTAAAAATTTTTATCGCTCATTATTTGAAGTTATAACTTCAAATCTTATAGTAATTTCACAACGCCTGAATGGAAAATTCTCAAAAATATAATTAGTTGAAATAAAATTAAACTTTATACATTTGCCATTTAGATCAGGATATTTTAAAATAACTTTTTTAATATCGTTCGCTATATCTAAAATGCCTTTTTTTGTATCGGTTCCTAAAATTTGATTATCATAATCAAAAACAAAAATTTCTGCTATAATTCTAATATCATACAAAATTTTAAATTTATACGGGACTGCAAAAACTTCTTCGGTTGTTTGCTGAGGTTCAAGTGAAATACAAGGAAAAGAATCCTGCGGAATATCTTGTCGCCAGCCTTTATAAAAGTGTTTAATATAACTTAAATCTGCATCATTTTTGAGAATATTAAAAAGTTCTTCATATATCTCTTTTTCTTTAAATGCCATTACTTTTATTCTCCTGCTGTTATATGTGATAAAACAACTTGCATAATTTTCTCATAAGTCATTCTATCTAATACCATAAAAGGCCGTGCTGGAATATCACCCCAAGGAATGTTAGGAATTCTACGAGTATATTGCACAATTCCTCGTCTTGTTCTTCTATTTACAGTTGCAAGATAATTTCGCCTAAATTCTCCTCGCCTTGCTCCAAATTGATGTATTCGGGCATATTTTAAATTTGTTCCGACAGCTGCATATTCATCAGTATATACTGACATTATACTTGCTCTTAAAAGTCCTGTGTCCATCAAAATTTTTGCTCCTCTACCTTGTTTTCTCCTTCGTGCTAATGTAGTTTGACTTAACGGTTGCCAAGGTCCTCGCTCCGTTCCCTGCCGTATAAAGTTTCTATCTATATTCTGTTTCATTAAAACTGCTATTTTAGCATACATTGACCGTGTATTATATAACCTTGATTGTGTTTGTCTTAATATTTCGTTTATAGCTTCAATATTATCTACTCTATAATTTATAGCAATTCCACCTTCCATCTATTTACCTCTTTATTTTTTACCAATAACTTCTTCATCCCAGTAGGAAGCATCAATATTCCACTCATAAGCCGGTGCCATTGAGAAAATTCTTTTCGTATTTTTCGTATTTATCAAACCTGTTGCTGATAGATTATCTTCCATCGGTGTTATTCTATTTCCGTCATTGTCAATCAAAACAATTTGTCCAGTTTTAATTTGTTCTAAAATTTTGTCTACTTCTTCACGCCATTTCCTATATCCAGGTTCACCACCTTCACTCGGTGCTATATTCTGAAATATATCACGAATGATAGCATATCGGGCATAAAGTATATTTAACGACTTAACAAGTTGACAATTCAAAAGTTGCTCTCTTTTATAACCAAGTAAAAACAAAACACTTTCAATATACCCCCAGCCTTCGTTTATTCGTGTCTGTATATTATCATCAGTCCATCCAGCATCAGTAATCGCACGCTCAATTGTCTTATCTTTAACTTCATTAATTGTGCAATATCCGGTAAAAGCCATTATAACACTCCTTTTTTTTAAAAAACTCAAAATAAAAAAAGAAAAGAAGAGAGATTTGAATTAATCTCTCTTCTCTAATAACAAAATCAAGTAAAGGGTAGTTGTTTATGCAAAATTTAACTTATTTACCTTTTAATATCCTATCAAAAGATAGGATATATTAAATATTAAACGCAATTATAAAGAAGAGCTCCAGCCAAATTGCAAACAACTTTTGGAACAAATTTATCAATTACTCTTACGAATGTGCTCCTTCTGTGATCATTATACCAAGTTTCAACTGCTCGGTATCCTCTCTGCCTGAATAAATATCCGAATGTGATTTGTTTTAAACCTGGTCTTGGTGTAACATAAGCAAGTATTGCAATATTTCCCCAAATATCATTTTGAGTTTCTGATTTTCCTTCCTTCGATGTAATTGCTACCGCCCTTCCAACTAAAAGTTTATTAACTTCAAATATTCTCGCCATCAATTCTTGTGTTGTTACGCCCAGCTGTGTATATTTAATTCTATCAACGATTTTTGGATGGTCAAGTAATCTGTTATAAACCTTTGCTCCTAAAAGCAATACGTTAGGTTCCATAATGATTTTGCTCCTTATAACATTTTTATACTGCCGTATTTTTGTAATTGGGTCTGAATTATCATTTCCCCACGCATTTCCGATATCTTCTTTATGGTCAGTTGGATAGAGTGATTGATTTTGAACTATATCCGCTATTTTTTTCTCGATGTTTAATAAAATAATATTTGTTAAATACTCAGTCGTATCAACCTGCAAATCAAGTGGTGGTGTATCTTGAACTTCTTCAACTTCACGTGGGATAGGCATACTAACTGCTATCTCTTCTGTGTAGAATGGCTGACTTCTTGTTACAGACCATTCTATCTCTTTTGAAGGTGAACCTGGAGCTCGGTGTAAATCATATAGCCTTAAATCTTGTTTGCCATATTCATAATAAATTCCTGTGTTTTTTTGAACTGGAACTGGCGTGAATAATTGTTCACCGATCATTGCCGCATTCTGATATTTCACTGAGACATCAGTTAATACTTGTGAATAACTTACATCTTTTTCTGATATTGCCATAATTTTATACCTCCTTTTTTAATTTTTAATATTCTTTTTTCAATTATTATTATGCTACATATTTGATCATAGGTCTAATTAAAACTTCTATAACAGAATTAGCATCTCCCTGTTCCAACGCTACACCTATAATATTATAGGTTCCAGGAGTTGTTGGGCAAGGAATAACTTTACCACTGTCATTAACAATCAATAAATTACCAGTTGCTACATTTCCACCAGCAACTGCTTTTGATGTTTCGCCAATTGTCACTAATACAGCTTCGTTTGCTAAAGCCTTACTCTGAACAAAACCAATAATATTTGCATTCACCGCCGTCGGAACTACAACTTTTCCATCCGAATTCAAAGTAACAGCATAATAAAGTTTGCTTGTTAAATCTTCACCCGCTATAAAACTCAAATTTCTTGAAGTAATTTGTGTTGTTCCTGATGCCATAATTTTTTTACCTCCTTATTTAGAATTTTCTAAAAGTTGAGAAGCCATTTTAACAGCTTCTCTAAAACTTAAATTTTTATTCTCTTGCTGTATTTTTTGAGCAAAAAAACTTATTTCAATATCTTTAACAGGTTTATTTTCATATCTATATCTTTCTAATATCTCTCTCTTATACTGCTCAAACTCATCACTTTCAATAAACTTCGTAACATAATCTTTAATCATTTCTTTTTTATCTTTATTTCCAGATTTAAATAACTCACCGAAGATAACAATTTTTTGTTTTGATATTTCTTCAAGCAACTCTAAAAATAAATCTCTTATATCTTTTTCAACTTCAATTTCTTTATTATCTTGTTTCTCTTTAAATACAATAATATTTTTTATTTTATTCAATTCATTAAAAATCAAAGTAAGCTTGTTATCAAATTTTGGTAAAAAAACTTTCCTATTCTGCTGTATTAATTCATTAAATCGTTTTTGATATTTTTCATTTTCGAGTTTTTCTAATTTTTCTTTTAATTTCAGAATTTTTTCATTTTCTTCTTTATTTTCGGTTGTTTTCAAAGCATCAACTTTTCGTTTTTTTTCAGGTGTCATCCAGTTATAATAAATCCAACCGCATAATCGCTCTGGTGTATCTGTTACATCACTTACAGAACTAATACATTTATCCCACCATTCTTTCGGCGGTCTCAAATCTTCTGGAAATTTTATGTCTACATTCTTTTGCTCTTCAGGAAGTTTTGAAAATTCATCAACTATTTTCTTTTTAAATTCATTATCCCATTTATCAGACTCTTTTACTTTATCTTTATCTTCTTTTAATTCTGTTGTTTGTTTAGCAAGTTTTTTTCTTACTTTTACCGCTATATTATGTATTTTCTTTTTTTCTTCATCAGTTAAATCATCATAATTTTTCTCAAAAATTTCATTTGATAAAATATCTCTTAATCCAATTTCATCGTCAGTGTCTTCATCTATGTTTTCGTCTTCTTCATCTTCTTGTTGCTCTTTAATATCAGATTTTCTATCTTCGGTTTTCTCTTCTACTTTTACGCACTTTTGCTGTGCCTCATCCCATTTATAACCTTTCGGACAAACTTTTTGCTCCTCTGGAACAGCTTCGTCTTTTGCTGTTGTCTCAGTTTTAACACATCTTTGTAATTTTTCGTCCCATTTAAAACCAGGAGGACATTCTATTTGCTCTGCCTCTTCTTGAAATTTAATCTTTTTCTCTTCTATAAATCGCATAACTTCTTTTGTCGTAAGCTCTTTTTTGCCTTTCTCTTTCATATACTCAATAATTTCTTTTTCACAACAAGGCAACCATTTTTTAATATCTTGCTCTGTCCATAATTCTTTCATATCTTCTACCTCCTTAAAATTTTGCTCCGAAAACATTATTATTTTTTTCTCAAATCTGTTTTCGGAGTATAATTTTTCAATATCCCCTAAACCTTTTACTTCAGGAATATCCGCACCTAATAAAGCCACCGCTCTTAAAACTTTACCAATATTTTTTTGCGTATTTGGGTGAATAAATCCTAAATAAATTTCACTTGAAATTTTAGAATAATTTCGGCGTCGTATAGCATCTACTACCTTTTTGGGAACATTTACAAAGTTAGCAAAAATTTGGTCTCCAATAAGTTTTAATCCTGATACCCAACCAATCGCAGGTAAACCATCTACAAACTTTTGATTGTCATTATGTCCTAACTTTAATGGCGGTTCGTGAATATTTGTTTTAATTAAAGCATTTGTATTATCTACAATCTTTTGTAAATCGTCAATTGTAAAATCCATTCCTTGCCAATTACCCGCTTTGAAAATCGGAACATATTCTAAAGTTTCACCGGTATCAACTTTTTCTTTTTGCTGTTTTATTTTTTTTTGAAATAGTCTTAATAGGTTTAGGGTATGAAACATCTCTTTCATCTATTCCTAATTCAACTATTGACATAATGCCCTCACTTCCTTTTTACATTGATATTAAAAATAGTTAATGTTAATTTCAATGTCAAGTATTTTTTATAAAAGTCCTGGCTTATGAAAACCAATATCGGGACCACAATTCGCTAAATCGGGAAGTTCATCTTCTTCCCATTCTTCGTATTGTGTTATCGGAATAACTACACAGCGACAATTATATCCATTCGGAGGATATATAGTTTGCCAAATCGCATTTTTAACACTATATATTTTACCATCTAAACAAGCGTGATTTGGCCTTAC